ACCCATTTCAATCTCTGAGACATGCAATAGGCCCTCAATTTCATTGAGGCTCCCGTTTGGGAGTAACCTGTGTATGACCTTCTAAGATGTTTTCGTCTTTCGATATAATTGTACACATAGTTCAAGTAGAACGTGTTTGCAATCACCTTATGAGCCAGATCCCATACAGGTACTGACTTTTTCCGATTAATTGTTAAGGTTTTAATCTCAACAACATCAGAATAAAGTTCCGGATGAATTGAAGAAAGATCGGGTCTTCTGACCCAATCCTTCCAATTATCAGGATAAAGTACTTGTAAACCTTTCGTATCCAGTTTACTTTTAGTAACCGAATACGGCAAAGAAGAAGGTTTTACCTTCGTCTTTGAACCGTTAATAAACATTTCAGCGATATTTCGCGAATAGTTTAAACGATTTAAAGTAGGATCTTCCGTAGAAATAGTTTTAATGGACTTCCTCTTCAGGACGTCTGTTATTTCTAGGCATCGCACTGCATGGCCAACAACGTTGGCAGGGATCACCTCTACAGCTAATTCCTTCCCACGAATCCTTATTAAGGGATAAGTGTTAAAAGAAAAAGCTGTTCGAACATCTTTTCTACGAAAAGTGTTCACAAGAAGTGTATAATCAAGTGGCAGTTCATAATTAGAAAAAATTCTCATTAGAGGAACTGGATCACGGGATTTTAGGGAAGAGTAAATCGCATTCCATGAAGGAACCGATTGTATCTTTCCATCTCTGACAATTCGCTTACAGAACTCAAAAGTTCCGACAGCAGAAACGCATTTACTGCGTGAAATTGGTATTCTCAGATCTTCTAAGATCTTAAGATATTGTTCATGGACTTTACAATCCACAATAACAACATCATCACCCACAATAGCATATTTCGAGAAGAAATTCTTCCGTCCATACGCACGTTGATAGGCGATTTGAACCATAAAATGGTTCGTAAGACTTAAAAGAGGAAATGAGGAATAAGCACCCATTGGTTGCCCCGTACCGTATTTCGATCTACCATTTTCATGATAGAAGAAACGATCGGTAAGTATAGAAAAGACATCCTCAACAAATTGTTGAGGTGTTAATGTCAAGACTATATCTGGGTTAAGCATACTCTTAAAGATTTCTTTAGAGAAAAGTGCTGGAATAGTATCAGTTGCCGACTTAATGTCGACAGAATGACACATTAATCCTTTACTAATCTTCCGTAGATAATGTACTCCACCAATATGATCGAACGTAAAGTCCGTAGGAATTTGTTTTAGAACAAGTTCCAACATAAGGTGAACCGGACGTAATGCAATTTGAGACAAATTGTCAAAAATCGCAACAACTCTGGTTTTACAGCTGTTGTCAGTCAGTGGAACTAAACGAGAAAGAATTTTACAATTCTTCTCAGAACAAGAAGAGAAATTTTTCCGATCAAGTTCATAATTCCAC